AAGTATTGACGAAACCGAAGAAATGCCCTAAGATGAAAGAACTATCAAAGGGACGTGTCGCACACGAAAAAAGCAGGAATCCCATAAAACACCAAAAACAGGAAAGAAAATGGCAAACATTACTTTTGCAAATTTGGAAGGGGATTTGCGCCTTTCACAAATGATTTCTTCGGAAATCGCCCTTTTATTGCGTGACAATGCTTCATTAAGAAATTCGGGATATCTCACATATGCAGGTTCGATTAACGGTATCGGTTCCGATACCATAAGAATGCGAAAAGTGGGGCTTATGGGATACGATTCTTTCACCGCCCCCGCAGTGAACGAAGACGATGCAGTAAGCGAAACCAGCCTAACGGATGGACATGCAGATTGCGTTGTGTCCAGGTTTTTGCTTTCGTACAAAATGAGCGATCTCGCCGGAATTTCTTCTTATGGAAATAGCCCGTACGAAATCGACCCTTTCAACCTGGCAGCCAGCATCGCAGCTTCATACGATACCCTTTTTGCAGAACTCACCGCCGCAGCTGCAACGGGAATCAGCGCAAGCGCAGGCACATCCGGGGCAGCTTTATCCGTTTCGGGTTTCTTCGCAGCAATATATAACCTCGAACAAGCACAAAACGCAGCAGGTCTCGCCGCAGGAGCCCCGGGGCCGTTTTATTGCTGTTTGCACCCAAAAAGCTTAACCGAGCTTCAAGCATCGCTAAGGTCAGAACAGAGCAACATCGTTGCACAAATGGTCGCAACCGAAGACATGATTAAAGCGAAAGGCCGGGGCTACGTTGGCAAATTGTTCAATGTTGACGTGTTCAGAAGCGCACATATCGAATCGGATACAACCGATTATGTCAATTTTATGGGAGACGCAGGGGGTCTCATGTTCGCCGATGGTGTCCCAACAATTATCGGCGCAGCTGAAACCATGACAATGGACAAGGTTGCAATTGAACTCTCTCGTGTACCGGAACGAGCCCTTTCAGTCATAACCGGGCATGCTTATATCGGGGTTTCGATATTGGAGCAGGCACGATTGACCAAGCTGCTTGCAGTAGACTAAAACGGGTTTTTGTGGGGCGGGCTGTATTCCCGTCCTGGTACAAACCCGTCCCACCCTTTTTTTCTCAGGACGGAGATTTTAACATGAGCTTTGACAGCATTGCGCAGCCCTGGGCAGCTGCGAACAACAACACACAGAACCGCTTGCGCATAAAGGCAAACGATTTCTTCTTTTTCATGCACCACCCAACGAGCTGGATTGCAAGGGAAATCGGCACAGGCAAAAAAAAGAAATGGATTTGGCTACCCAAATTAAACAAATTCATAGAGAAACCCGGGGTAAATAATATCCGGGGACAAGTCGGGGCAACCGATTCCAGCCTAGCAAGAACACAATTTCAAGACCAGGGATTCACAATATTGCATCCTTCAAAGCATGATTATATGCGAATATATCCTGCAATAAAGGGAAAATATCACACAACAAAGTTTTTCACCCTGGAAAACCTAGCCGGGGAAATCATCTTTAAAGAGAAAACAGAAGAGCTCGAAACCTGGCTTTGTTCTCTCATTTCCGGGGGAACCCTGGAACCACCGCATGAACATATAATGAAGAGAATAATGCATAAACAACAAGAATTAATAAATATGCATGTCAACAAATCACATTTACCCTTGCAAAAAGGCCAATTAAGCGAAGCAGAAACCCTTTTGCAAGGGATGCAAGCTGCAACGGACGGCATAATGAAAGAAGGAAAAGCATATTATGAACGATAAACAATACGAAGCATTCCAAAGAACTGCAAAACGAATCAAAGATGCTTCCCGGGGAAAGCTAACCATGGACGAAGCCCGAAGAGAACTTGCGAAACATTTGACCCGAAACGACAACGGGCAAAAATAACGGCTATCATTCTATCACTATCATTATCATTATCATCATCATTATCACCACATGAGGAAATACAATGGCATACAATGACGAAATCGGATTTATACTTGACAACCGCCCAGTTTTTCGGGGGGGTGTAAAAGCCCAAACAATCACCGGGGCATTAACACTCACCGGGAGAAGCGAAGTTTTTAACATAGTCACAAATGATTCCGGGGGTTCGGTTATTGTCACGTTGCCAGCTTTTAAGGATGGTGCTTATGTCTGGATTCGTTGCCATGACGATTCCGGTCATCAGCTCGAAATCCGAGACGTTCCAGGCGCAACAATCACATATTTAACGGTTGGACAAATGGGCTTATTTGTGTGTGATGGTTCTGCATGGCACTTCGTTATGAAGGGATAAAATGAGCACAGACGGAACGATATATGCAGCACGAATCAGATATACAGAACTGATTCAAAGGGGAGAAGCCAACACCACCGAATTGAAGATTTATCAATCCGGGGCACAGGTTATTCCCACAGCTGCAACATTGACAGCACTAAAACCGGACGGCCTGGGCATTGTTCAAGATATCGCCGCCACAGTAGAACCGGACGGGACTTGCTTATATACGTTCCCATCGAATCAGATACCGGAAACCCTCCCCCTGGGGGAAGGTTATTTGCTTGAATGGACTGCAACGATTTCCGGGAAACAATACACATTCCGAAGAACCGCAGCAGTAACCCTTCGCAAGCTATATCCCACCGTTTCAGATATTGACCTCATCGAAGAATATGCAAACCTGGATTCATTGCGCCCGGCTTCGCTTTCTTCATATGAGCAATATATTTTATCAGCCTGGGCAGAGATTCTTCGAAAAATCAGAAACATGGGAATCGGATATGAATACCTGGTTTTATCCCCCGAAGCATTTCACGATTCATTGAAACACCTGGCATTATACAAGATTTTTCGAGATTTCCACAGCGCATTATCTCAATCAAACGGGCGATTTCTCGACCTGGCAAATGAACATTATGCAAATTGGAAACGAGAGTTTTCAAGTGTGAATATGATTTATGACGAGACCCACAAAGGAAGATCAGACCAGCCCGAAGAACGAACCAGGGGGAGACCAGTTATTTATCTCACAGCCCCTTCGCCATATAGATTCCTCAAAAGAAAATGAAGATTTCCCAACAGAGACAAAATTGCGCAGCTCTAATCGAGAACGAATTTGCAGATATGAAGCAGGTTGCTTTACCCGTTGAATATTTCGGACGAGCACAGAACACAATTGCGCACCTGGGTTTCGCTATAACGATTTCAAGCACCCAGGCAGGGGAAAGCAGACAACGAACACAAGCTGCACTCGTGAACAAGATGCAGATAATTTTTGCATATAGGCTTCGCCCGCATTCTCTTCTCGTAGACCTGGACGCAGCAACGGACAGAGAAGAAAATATTATCCGGGCAATACTGGACAACCAGGGGAACATATCAACCCCGAAAACACAATTGCGATATATGAGCACCGCCCGGGATTTCGCAGATTCACTCGAATATGTTGTATTGACAATAGAATTCCAGACAATGCACCAGCTGGAAAATTAACGGCTATCATTATCATTATCATTATCACTATCATTATCATTATCATCATCATTATCACCGAGGTTTAAACATGAGCTTTTCAACAGTGCCAAAAATGCGAAAGGATGGAACCCTAACCCTTATGGATTCCGGAGCGAGTACAACCCTTGAAATCGAATACGAAGACGGGAATTTCACTTTTACACCGACAAAAGCGCAGCAGGTTGTAATCAGAGACCGGGGGACAATTACCACAGTAAGAAAGGGAGATTTTGACCCCATTGCAACAGGTTCTTTTGCAGTACATTTCCGACAATTTACAGCAGCTTCAAACCCCGGTAGTGTTATTGATTTCGTAAACAAGACGGGCAATTACTCTTCTAATGTTTCCACCGGAAGCACCGGAACCCCGTACATTGAAGAATATTGCATCGATATAAAATATGAGGTTGACGGCTCCGGGGTAGGAGACACCGCCACCACACACACCGCCACAATATCGAAGGCAATCTGTAATGTGAGTTTTACAGAAGGCGACCCCAGCAGCATAAATGTGGAATTTACTGCGTTCGGATCAGTGACATATAGCGCAAC